AGTGAGGCAGATGCTATATGGGCTGCCGATAAATTTATTGATTATTTCAAGAACTTTAAAACCATTGAAGATTATTTGCGTCATGCAAAGAATGAAGCAATAGGAAAAAGGACAGTTATGCTGCCTGGATTTTCTCATAAAGAGGAGTTTTTAAATGAGGATATTCATCCTAATGAGATGGAGTTTGAAGTAAAGGCAGTTGGTGATAGGTTTAACGATAATATTACTCAAAAACAATTTATAGAATATCTAACAGCAACTTCTTCTCATGTAATAGAACATAATATTCCTGGTAGAGAATTGCGTTGGATAGTATATGAAAAGAGAACGCAGAAGATAATGGGATTTATTCGTTTTGGTTCTCCTGTAATTAATTCTAAACCTAGAAATATTTGGTTCGGTAAGCAACCAGATCTTTCTATGTTTAATCGTCATGCGGTGATGGGATTTGCAATCGTTCCTTCCCAACCCTTTGGATACAACTATCTTGGTGGTAAACTTCTTGCTCTTATGTGCATATCTCATTTTGCAAGAGAGGAAGTAAGTAGAGTATTTAAAAAAGATATAGCACTATTTGAAACTACTTCTTTATATGGTTCTACGACTTCTGCATCTCAATATGATGGACTTAAGCCTTTCATACGGTATAAAGGTTTAACAGAGAGTAAGTTTCTTCCTTTACTCCATTCAGAATCTTTTCATGAACTTCATAATCATTTTACTCATTTGAATGATGGAAATCCTTTAACTGAGAATAGAGCATCCTCTAAAAAGTTAAAGAGGCAGACCAAGATGATTGCGTGGATTAGAAATTCCTTAAAGGAACATGGGAATGATAAAAAACTTAAAGAGTTTAATTGTATTATTGATCAGGCATTTAATCTTACTCAAAAGAAAAGGTTTTATACATCCGACTATGGATATCAAAATGTTAGGGAAGTAATACTGGGAGAGCAAGATAAGTTAATACGTGGTCAGAACTGGGATAAATTTCACCTAGATAACATATATGCATGGTGGAAAAGGAAAGCAGGTAAACGTTATGAGAAACTTAAACAAGAGGGAAGGTTCAGAACTGAGGTCGAACTCTGGACAGAAGATGACAACATTCAAATTATAAGATAATGGAAGAAGATCATTTACCCGAACACATTAATAATCTTTGGGAGGATATGGATCGTCTCAATGCGTTGTATGAAGAATTGATGTGGCCACATGATGTGGAATTGGAGTTCAAAGCAGATTATGAAAATAATAGAATCATCATTTCCGTAAAGGATGAAAAAATGAAACGACCTGCATTATGAAAACTGAATTGAAAGATTGGTTGAATTCAATCAATTTTACTAAAGAGGATTTGTCTCATGATATAAAGGATTATCCTCCATATATTGTTAACCGTTGTTTATCAGGACACATTGATTGTATAATGTATGCTAATGAAATGAATAAGTATTCTTTCTTAGATAAAGACATGCAATATTCATTTTATCTAAATACACTTAGGAAAAAGAAAAGATTCAGTCCCTGGCTCCGTAAGGATAAAGTCACAGACCTTGAAATCATCAAACAATACTATGGTTATAGTAACGAAAAGGCATCTAATGCCCTGAAAATATTAACCCCTGAACAAATTAAATTTATTAAACAACGACTTGAAATTGGAGGATCGAAATGACTACCACTGAACCTGAAGTAAAGTGGTCGCAAGCCCAAATGGTGGAAGTGACTCTGAATGAACCTGATGATTTTTTAAAGGTTAGAGAAACTCTTACAAGAATTGGTGTAGCATCACGTAAGGAAAAGAAATTATATCAAAGTTGTCATATACTGCATAAGCAGGGTAGATACTATATTGTACATTTTAAGGAATTGTTTGCTCTTGATGGTAAACATGCTAACCTTACTGGTAATGATGTTCAACGTAGGAATCGTATTACCCGTCTTCTTGCGGATTGGGGACTTATCTCTGTAGTAAAGGAAGAATCTGTTACTGATATTGCACCTTTAAATCAGATTAAGGTTCTTTCATATAAAGATAAAGGAGATTGGATACTAGAACAGAAATATAATATCGGTAAGAAAACTAAACCTACAGAAGATACGTAACTTTACTAAACTTCCTTAAGAAATACTTTACTTATAAATAGTTTTGTGTTAGAATGAAGACAAATGATCCTAAACTAGATTGGTTATGGATGTTATTAGAAGTACACTGGAGGTAAAATGCACAATTTAATCTCGTACAATAATCTCAAAGCATGGCCTTCATATGAAGAGCCTACTGGTACAGATCAAGTAGCGGAATACTTTGAGTGTATCACTGACTGTGCGATAGATGACAAAAACTGCATTAAGGAATGCAGATTAGTTTTAGGTTAAGTTCAGAAAACCGAATAGTATTTGGAGGGGTTTCACACCCCTCTTTTTAATGCTTTCTTGTATAATTAGTAATGTACGCCGCAAGGGTACACACAAACACACTCGCTTAGTAAAGGAGCTACAATCATGGGAAACCTAACAAGGTATCACGCTGCTAATCTTCCAGAATTGATGGAGAAGATTAATAGAAATAGTATCGGTTTAGATGATTATCTAGATCGTTTTTTTAGTGTCACCAATCAAACCAACTATCCTCCATACAATCTTGTCAACGTAAACAATGTTGAGTCTCGTTTAGAGATTGCACTTGCAGGGTTTAAAAAGAAAGAGGTGCATGTTTACACAGAGTATGGTAAACTAACAGTTGAAGGACAAAAAGAAGAAAAAGAGGATGCCGATTATGCCCATAAGGGTTTGGCACAAAGATCCTTTGAAAGATCTTGGACACTCTCTGATGATACAGAAATTAGAGATGTAAATTTTGAAGATGGACTTCTTACCATTAAGTTGGGCAAAATTGTTCCTGAACATCACACACGTAAGGATTGGTTTTAACTATGGCATTATCGGAGCATACCACAGATCATCTGTTGGAAGCTGAGTCTCATCTAAGAGCAGCACTTAAATCTGCTGCAACGAATGAAAAACCTATTGTTATTCATCAACTCTCTAGACTTATATCAGATATTGAAAGTATTGAAACTTTTGATTCTTTACAAGATCTAGTGGAACAACAAACAAAAAAGGAACCTTGACGGTTCCTTTTTTTATTGATATAATATAAGGAGGTAAATATCTATTATGGCGGCTAAATTAGTACTCTTAAAATCTGGAGAAGACATCATTGCTGATGTTACTGAGATGGTTGTAGGAGAAGAAGATGAAAGAAGAGTAGTGGGATATTTTTTTGATAAACCTTGTGTCATTAAATTGAGAGAAGGTGAAGAAAGTCCAGAACAGAAATCAGCATATAAGATTTCTATGTTCCCTTGGATGCCCCTCTCAGCAGATCCAAAGATTCCTGTTCCAGCTGATTGGGTAGTAACAATTGTGGAACCAAAAGATCAACTAAGAAAAATGTATTTGGAGGATGTAGTAGGAAATGGCAAAGATAGTGAAGATAGTTCAACTGACGACAAATCAGACTCTGATTAGTGAGATTGCAGAAATTGCAGCTGTAGTTCCAGGTGAACCAGATTGCAAATTAATCAATCCCTTTGTTGTTAAGGAAGATAATGTATTAGAACCTTGGTTGCTCAATGTGACTAAGGATGATATATTCATGATGAGTTCTGACAAGATTCTTACTCTTGTAGATCCCACCCCAACTTTACTTGAAAAATACTTAGACCTTACAGAATGAAATTCTACACCAATGTTCAACTAATCGGGAATCAGTTTCTGGTTCGTGGAGTTGAGAATGGTAGAAGGTATGAACATCGTGATGAGTTCTTTCCGACTCTATTTGTCAAATCTAAAAAGAATCTTAAGACTAAATATAAAACGTTGAGTGGAGAATCAGTTGAAGCAATCAATCCAGGCACGGTTCGGGACTGTCGTGACTTCTATAAGAAGTATGAAGATGTTGAGGGATTTGAGATATATGGGAATGACAGATACATATATCAATATATTTCAGAGAAATACCCAGAGGATGAAATCAAGTTTGACATATCTAAGATTAAGCTTGTTACTCTGGATATTGAAACTACGTCTGAGCAAGGTTTCCCTGATGTTGAATCGTGCTCAGAAGAGATTCTGGCAATCACAATC